AGAATGGTCGTCGTCGTCGCGGTTGTGAAGTTCGTCACCTGCTCGCCGCTGCCGATGTTCGCGCCGCTGCTGGTGGTGAACTCGACGTAGTTGACGGTGACGTCGGTCGCGGCCGTGCTCGTCGTCGTGGCCGTGAGTGACTCGTCGGTCGCGTTGAGGTTCGACGCGGCGGCTGCGAGAAGAAGTGCGACAATGGTGCTCATGGAGTCCTCACGGTCAAAACCACGTCGGGTCGTCAAACCCGGTCCACATCGTGATGGTGGTCGAGCACTTCAAGCACGCGTACTGCGGTGTGCCCTTCACGGTCTGATGCGCGGTGCCTCCACACGAACAGGGCACGGACTCAGGCCGTGGCCACTCCTTTCGCTGGCGCTCCTTCTCCGCTTCGGCCTTGTCTAGAATCACGCTCATGGGGTGCCCAGAATCAGAGAGAGGGGAGAGGCGCCGCCTGAGCCGCCGCTAGGGATGTCGCACGACGTCTTCGAGCCCGTGTCGGTGCAGGTGACGCCCGCGCCCGTGAAGTCGATGGTGCTGCGCTTCGTCAGGTCCGCACCCTCGTCCTGCACGAGGAGGTAGCCGCCGTCGTAGTTGCTAGAGCCGCCACCACCCGACGCGTTGATGATGACCTGCCCCGGCGTCGCGACGTCCAGGGTGACGTTGGTGCCCGCCGTCAGCACGCGCTCGTTCGTCGAGCCAGAGGTTGCGGCCGCGCTCCACACCACGAAGCCGGCGTCGACCGGTGCGCCGCCAGAGCCTGCGCCGCCCGAGGCCGCAGAGAGCACCAGCACGCCGCCATCGACTCGGCACGTCATGTTGGTGGAGCAGTCCACCACGTACTGTCGAGTCGTCGACAGGCGCGCGCCGTTCTGCCGCGAGATGATGGGCTGCTGGTTGAGGTTGAGCGTCGCCGGCTGGGCGAGCAACATCGCCAGGAGCCAGATCATCGCGTCATCCCCATGGCAATCGAGCGCGAGGCTCGAGGGAGCACCGTCACCCGAACATCGCCGCCGAGGCCGGTCATGAAGCCCACGACGTCGAGCTCGGCGTTGGCCGGCACGTCGGCCGTGACGAGCACCTTCGAGAGGTCCTCGCCGTTGGGCCCAAGCGTCCCCAGCGGGGGCACCGAGGCGAGGTCTCCCAGGGTGCTGATGGCCATGCCGTTGCCCGGGTCGAGACGCGTACGAACGTACCCGGTGAACGTTTCGGTCGCCGAGAGGTTCTCCAGCTGAATCGACACCGCTTCCTGGGCCCCAACCGTCAAAGGGTCGAACAGTGCGTCAAGCACCGGCGACACCGCGACCGTGGTTGGTTTCAGGCGGATGGCCATGTCATTCGTCCATGCCGAGAATGTCTTGCGTCTGAGAGCGAGTCAACCCCGTCGCGTCGTTGACCTTATCGTCGGCTTCGGTCTCGGCCTTCGGGCGCTTCTCGAGCTCGTCGCTCGAGGGGAAGAACTCGAGCTTGTACGGCAACCCGTCGCTGCCGAACTCGACGAACTTCACGCCGAGCTTCTTGAGCATCTTCAGTTTCTCTTCGCTGTCGTGCATCACCAGTCGTCTCCTTGGTCTTCGGTTCGTTCGAACCACGAGGTGTCACTGCGCTTCGCGAAGTCTCGAATGGCCTGAGCCTCGTACTCGTCGGGCTCGTAGACCGTCGCCTTCTTCGGCGGGTCGACCCGCGGGAGAAAGTGCCACGCCGCGCGGTGGCTGTACAGCCCCGCGTCCGTGCAGTGGTTGGGGCACGACGCGTCTTCAGTCGGCGGCTTGTCCTTGTACTCGGGGTCGTTCGCGTTCCAGTCGGGGTCGCGCATCAGGCCGATGAGCTCTTCCTGGAGCGGACTCCCGAGACGCACCTTCACGCGCCCGGTGCGGAAGTCGTCGTTCATCAGCATCACGTGCTGGTACTTGTTGTTCTTCTGTGCGTTCTCGAACACGTGGTTGTACCGACTCATCACGTCGTCGACGTACATGCGCCCGCCGCCCTGCGTGTCGGCGACCTTCTTGATGATGTTGAGGTTCTTCGTGCGCTCCTGCTCCTCGATGACCTCTACGACTTCCTGCGAGAGCGCGCCCGACTTCTTCCAGCTGAACACCTCGTAGAGCGTCGGGTCCTTCTCGTGCCACCCCCAGATGACGATGGCCATGTCGTCCTTGCCGCCCAAGTCCCAGCCGAGCACGTGGGTCCATCCGGGGCCCCAGGGCTGCACCGTGCCGGGGTGATACGTGTTCCGCAGGAGGTCGAACGCGTAGTAGAGGCTGCCGAGGTCGTTGACCCACCGGCCGAGCCACTCACGCAGGTACGTCGGGTTGTCGTCGGACCAGCCCTTGCGCTCTTTGATCTCCGCCATCTCCTCGCGTGCATGCGGGATGAAGGGGTTGTCCAACATGGTCCACCGGTGAACCTCGAACATCGAGACTTCACGGGGGCCGAGCGAGCCCCACACCTCGCCGGTGTCGTTGCCGCCGGTGATGTCGAACCAGTAGCCGGCGCAGATGGGTCCTGGCGTGCCCTCAAGGTACACCGTGCCGCGGAGGTCGATGAGTGACGGCTGAATGACGTCTTCGACGAGCGGCTTGAGCAGGCTTCCGAAGTTCTGCGACTCGAGGACGATCTCCGCGAGCGACGAGTCGCCGCGCTTCTTCTGAATCTCCTTGTCCTTGTCGGCGCCGACGAGGCGGATCTCCGCGTCGTTCTCGAACTTGAAGGAGAGCTCGACCTCGTTCGGCTTGCACTTCAGCCCGTGCCGGCCGACGAGGTACCTGATGCGGTTCCAGAGGAGCTCCTTCGCGCGCTGCCGCGCGTGGCTCCAGATGCGCACCAGGCTCCGCGGCGTGGTGAGCGCCTTGGCGACCGCGATGCGAGGCCACATCTCCGTCTTGCCGGCTCGACGAGAGCCCAACACCGCGAGGTGCCGGGCCTTCGAGAGCGCGAAGCGCTTCTGCTTGTCGTAGAGCTCGTCGTAGATGGACGTGATGGTGCCGCCGGCGAGGTCCTTGAGGGCCTTCCGTCGCGCCAACTCTTCCAGGACGAGCCGGTGGTTCACTTCTGGCCGGGCTTCACGGTGACGGGCTTCTCGGCCGGCTTCTCGTCGAGCATGCCCGCGTACTCCTCGGCGATGTCGAACGACTCGGCCACGGCCAGCTGCAACCCTACCTTGAGCTTCGTCTTCCCGTCGGCCGACTTCACCTCACGCACGCGCTTCGGCCAGATGATGACCATCTTGAGCTCGGTGTCGTACTCGAGGCGTTTCGCCTTGTGCTCGTTGGCCTCGCCGACGGTGACGCGGTTCTTCGCGGTGCCATCGAGGTACACGGGGAAGCTGAAGTTGGCGCAGATCAGAGGGATTCGCATCAGAAAGTCTCCTTGGGGGTGGGTGGGTGCGGGTTCAGCAACATGTACGGGTCGTGCGCGATGCCGAGCGACTTCGCGAGGGCCTTGCCGGTGCGGGTGATGGTGCCGAGTGTGGTGGCGTTCTGCAAGAGGGCGCTCCCGACGTGCTGCCGGCGGTACGTGGCCTTCACGTAGGCCCAGAGGCATCGGTCGGGTGTGAGGTGCACGGCGTAGCCGACGATCTCCCCGGGCACGTTCTTGAACTCGGCGACGGTGTACCGGGTTTGGGGCAGGCTGTCGACCGCGCGCCAGAGCGCTTCCATGCCGGCGAAGTGCGTGTCCCAGCTGACCGCACCCTGGTCGACCTCGTTCTTCCAGAGAGAAGTGCGCCAGCTGTCGTGGATGAAGTGAACGTCGGTCTGCTTCAGCGGGCGGATGATGATGGACATAGTCAGTCGTCGCTCGGGTCGTAGGGCATCGTTTCCATCTCGGGCTCGGCCGACTCGACGAGCACCGCCTCTTCCGTGCCTCGCTCGAGGAGGCGGTAGAGCTCATCGTCGCTCATGGCCCGCACGCGCTCGAGCTCCTTCGCCTCCTCCTCGGCCTTGACGACCTCGGTCGCCGCGACCGCTTTGCCGTGGAGGAGCTCGAAGAGGTCGAGGCTCGCGGCGTGCTGCACCGCGATGGGCGGAATCATCGGCTCGCTGAGCATCTTCTCGCCGGTGGGGAGGGTCACCTCGGTCTGGAAGGCTCGGCCTTCGCTGATGGCGACCATCTTCTCGAACTGGTTCATGCCGTCGTTGGTCATCAGCCTGGCCCAGTGCCGCCAGTTCTTCCTGGGGCCTTTCTGGTCCAGCTGCTTGTACTTGATGCGGCCGCCTTCGTCGCGCACGACGGCGAAGGGGCCCTCCTTCTTGAAGTTGTCGCTCACTTCTTCTCCGGGGGCTTGCCACCACCGATGATCATGACCAGCGCCGCGAGGTGCGTCAGCGCCTCGATGGTCCCGTTGAGCCGTCGCTGAAGCTCGAGCATCTTGAAGATGGAGAACACAGCGTGAACGACGAGGAACGACAGGACGAAGTCTTTCATGGCTTCTTCTCCTGCGCTTCGATCTCGCGCTCGAGGTACCAGGCCGCCTTCTTCAGGCTTTCGAGCCCGCCCTTGTGCACGTGGCGCCAGAGGTACTTGAGCACGTTGCCGAGGCGGTACCCGGTGAGAGGGCTCCAGCCGGCCTGGCCGACCATGGCTTCGATGGCGTCGATGGTCTCGATGCTGCCGGCCGTGTAGTGTCTCGGGTGGTCGACGTTGTTCGTGGGTTTGGGGGGCGCGACGTCGTGCACGAGCTCCTCCGGGGCGCACCACTCGCGCACGTTGTCCTCGAACACCACCTGGCTACGGCCGGTGAAGTCGACAGGTAGGCTCGAGACCACCGCGGTGACGTCCGGGCCCATGCCGAAGCGTTTCACGCGCACTCGGTCGCCGACCTTGAAGGTCGTGGGTGGGACGGACGTCGCCTTGGGGCTCGGGTCGCTGGGGAGCATGGCCACCACCTTACACCCCTGGTTGGGAAAGTCAACGACGCGGCGCGTTGTCAACGGTAAAAGCGTGGACCTCCTCGGTTACTGGGTCGATACTGAGGAAATGACTTTCCCCATTTAGCCAATATCCGGAGGGCCGATACTGAGAAAACGACTTTTAAAAATTGGTCTAGGTGTTGGAGTGTAAGGCGAACCGCGTGCCAACCCCACCCGGGGTGGAGTCGACCCTGATCCGGATGTCATGTAGACAACAGCCCACACGACACCACTGTCACGTGGCTACACCTACACGTGGCCGATTGGCCGCGCCATGACGCAGTGCGTTATCCCTGTTATATCATACACTTAGCCAACATGCAATCCCGAGGCCAACGCCATAAGGCAATAGCCGTGCCAGCCCAGTGTGGGCATATGTACACGTGGCCAGCCAGCCATGTGGGCTCGAGCCCTGTCCTGGAATCGGACAGTCTCGCAACTATGCGTAATCATTCGTGTCAACAGAAATCGACCGACGCACCGCGTTACTGACCGACGAGTCACTGACTAACGTTAGTTAATGACTCGAGGGTCATTAATGGCCAAACCCTTGATATTGTTCGTGTCAAGCTCTTTCTGCATGGGCTTTGACGCGTCGCGTTGGGCATGACGCACCGCGTTAGGTCCGGTTCCGTGGGGTTTGACGCAGCGCGTTGTGCCCTGCTTTCGGTCAGGCCGGACTGCACCGTTTTGGACCACTAAGAGTCAGAACGACTCTTGGCTAGTCCATTCGAACTGCAATCGGGGCATGCACTCGGCTCTTTTCCCAGTTATTCCAGGCCTTTGCATCGGAAGCTGTGGCTCTATTACTGATCATATCCTTTAGGATCAGGATCAGTATTACTAGCGCTGTAGGGCGGGAGAGGGTTTCCCGACATTCTGTGCATTCCAGCACTAAAACGCGCAAGTGTGCGGAATAGCAGAGAAAACACCCTGTCTTGACATGCTTTCACACTGTTTTATGCTATACCTACCATGACAAAACCCCAAGAATCACAGACACTTGAGTCAATGCAGGCCGAACTGGCCAGCCTGGAAGCGCTCCCAGTGGAGTCGCGCACACCCGAGGCACTTGAACGCGCCTTTGAGCTTGACCGCGTTATCCGGGCCCACAACCGCGCGCATGGGGTCCGAAGGGCTCCGCGCGCCCCCAGTGCTCCAAAAGCGCTTGTAGGGCCACACAGCCCGCCTGTGAGCGTTCTGATCAAGGTGCCTGCGCAGATGCATGCGGAATTGAAAGCCGAGTGTCGGCGCAGTGGCGAGTCAATGTCGAGTGTCATTCGAGGCCTTATCCGCAAATACCTGGAATCACTGGGCTAGCGAATAAAAAAGGCCTAGGAAAGTAGATTTCCGCAACACTTGGGGTCGACTTGGGATAATATCTCTGTGGGGCTTTCCGGCTCCCAAGGGAGAAATAACATGCTCGCTTTGACCGTTGCCAATTCCGAAAACCCCGAGTGTCTTGGTAGCCCTTTCGCAGGGCTTTCCTGGGATGAATTCAAGGCTCTTACCGACGCGATCGTCAGGGGCACCACGTGTCACCCCACGCATGCGCAATGGCACAAAGGAAGCCCTTTCCGCGAATGTGCGGGCTGCGGGCAGTGCGCGACTAACGCAGTTGAGATCGGCACGTGCCTTATGCTTCCCGCGCCCATGGTGCCACTGTGTGACTCGTGCCTTCATTGGGAGCGCATGAACCGACCGGAATACCGCACTGTCCGCTTCGTTCACTCTTTCCTGCCGTTTCCGTAACCACGTAGCACAAGGGAGAATCACCATGAACTGCACCAATCCGAACCTCGTTTCCGCCGTCTATGACGCAAAGCTTGCGCTCCTTGATGCGCTGATCGCCAAAGCAGAGCGCCTGCAGGCCTCCCAGGGCGCTTTCGCGCTCGAGCCCAAGGCACTGGCGTTCGCGTACCCGCTCGCCTCGTGTGAGGCCTGGGAGGCCTTCGGAGCGCTGGTCTACACGCAAGGCGCGGTTCTGCCGGCCGATTCGCGATGGAGCACGCCCACCTACATCAGCGGACCCGTTGACCCGAGCGTGGCTTTCGCGGTCGCGGTCGGAATCGAGGAAGCGTCATGAAAACCCCGCGCTACATCAAAGTCGCGCCGTTCCTTGCGCGCAATGGGGAACCGCGCATGGCAACCCTCCAAGTGATTCAGGAGCTTTCGCCCGGCCTCTATCTCACCACGCCAAGCAAAACCACGATGCGCACCAAGAACGGGCGTGGCGCGGTAGCCCACGGTGGCGCCTACAGGTACCAGCTCACCACGCGTCAAGGCGTGTCCGTGCTCTCGTCGAATGACGCGGAAATGCTGAAAGACTTCGCTGTCAGTGTCACTGCCGATTCATCATGGGCAGACTGCATTGACGCGATTGACGGAGTGACGTTCATGCGCTTGGCACGTGAGCGCTTGGAACCGCTGGTAGCGCGACTCATGCCGTTCGCAGAAGAGGCGAGGCGAGCGCCATGAACGCGCACAACCAGTCCGTTTTCACGTATGAAAATGCGAAGACGATCAAGGGCGAAAGCCTCGGGTTCGTCACGGCGATCCGCTACCTCGCCCCCGCCGACGAGTCGGGCAAGTGGAACGTGTGCCCCAAGGCGGGTCACTGCGCAAGCGTGTGCCTCTACACTGCCGGGCGCGGCATCTTCGCCACGACGCAGGCCGCGCGTATTCGCAAAACCGTGTGGCGCATGACGGACAAAGCGGGTCACTTGGCCGCGGCAAGCGCGGAAATCCTCACGGCCGACAAGCGTGCGAGGTTGACGGGCATGCGGCTGGCCGTTCGAGTCAACGGCACGTCTGACCTTCCGGGTGACGCGATCGAGCTTGCCCGTCGCCATCCCAGCGTTCAGTTCTACGACTACACGAAGATCGCCGCGACTCTGAAGCGCGACCTTCCCAGCAACTACCATCTGACTCTGAGCTACGACGCGCAAACCGTGCCCTGGGGCATGTGCAAGCCTGCACTCGCAAGGGGTGTGAACGTCGCGGTAGCGTTCGCAGTGAAGCGCTCCGAAGACCTTCCGAGTCACTGGCGCGGAGTGCCTGTCATCGATGGCGACCTCCATGACTTGCGGTTCATCGATGCGCAGCGCGGCGTGATCGTGGGCCTGCGCGCGAAAGGTGCCGCAAGGGGCCCGGGCGGTCGACGGTTCGTGGTGAGTGATTTCTAACCGCTAGCGTCACACCCGAGAGTCGCGACTCGGGACGGTTTTGCAGTGTCCACATGTAGCAAGGGAGAAGCCATGTTCAAAGCGGGGCCTTTACAGGGCGAAATCGTAGGGCGCACGTTTCGAGTGCGCTCGTTCAACGCTGTTTTCTTCTACCGCCTGACACTGAACGTCAGGCGAGATCACCCGGAGATCGGCAACCCGACCGATGGCCGTGCTGATATCGACTCATTCGGGAACGTCTGGCAGCGCGGGAAGATCGTTGGTTGGTTCTCTCCCATCATGCCATCGCTGGCCATCACTGACCCATTCAAGGAGATCCGAGCATGAAAATCGAACAGCTGACCGGTGTGTCATCGAAAACAGGCAAGCCACGCAAGGGCATCAAGGCGTTCATGCACGAAGCCGAATACGAGAGCGGCTGTAACGACTCGTGCGGCTTGTGCCTTCTGTGCGGCGAAGTCGCGGAGGGCGGAATCGAGCCCGACGCGCGGGGCTACGAGTGTCACTCGTGCGAGCGTCGTGGGGTGTACGGCTTTGAAGAGGCGTTCATGCTCGGAAGGATTGTGCTGTCATGAGTCGTCGACCCATGCCATCTATGTATATCAAAGACGTTACCAACTTCGATACCGTGCGCCACATGGCCGCGCACCTTTCGAACACTCGGGAGACCGAAGCACTCAACGAGTTGAGCGTCGAAAACCTCGTGCGCGCGGTTCAGACGCTTCGTTGCAGTGACTGGGACGTCTTTCTGGATCAGCTGACGCCAGCTGAGTTGCGCATGGCCGTTGCCTGCAACGTCGAAGCGCTCAATGCCAGCCTGGAAAAGAGGCTGGCATGAACGGCCTTCGTTCCAGGTTTGTCGCTCACGTGGAGTCGTCGCGAATCAAGGGCTACGTCGAATTGGCTTCGACGAGTCGCGTCATGGCGCGCGTTGAGTGCGCGGGAGCGTTCCGAGGATTGGTGGTTACCCTTTGGGAGCGCTCCGACGATGGCATGGGCTACATCAAGTTGGGCGTGTGCGTCGCGCCCGCATCGGTGTCAGTCGTGGAAGGGGGCAAGTCATGACCAGCGAGGAAGCAGAAGCGGTCAAATTGACCGAAAGACTCGTGAGGCAAGCACACCACCCCGCGATCGCGTTGATCCAGCGAGGGCACAAGATCGTTTCTCAGGGCTGCAACATGTTCCGCTGTTGTCGGTGTGGAGGTCACTTCGACGGGCGCGGCGATTGGTCGCAATACTGCCAGCCAAAGCCTGAGGCATACGACTGCAAGCTGTGTGGCCAGCGCATCGTTGACGGAAAGCCTTGCGGGTGCGGCGCCCGGTAGCCCCTCACCCTAACCCGACACCCGTAGACCCGAGTCGAATAGCCCACACCACCTCTCGCGGGGTCGGTGTGGGCTTTTCGCGTTTGGCCAACCCAACGAAAGGCAACCCATGCGACGTCGCGACGCAGAGACCGAATTCACCAGCCTGGAACGCCTGCAGGCCGACCTGCCCGAGCGACTCGCGGAGTACATCGGGCGTGAGCCGACGGCGCAAGAGTCGGCCGACTTGAACGCCGCGCTTTGGGAGTCATGGCCGACGGACGATGAGACCGAATCGGTCGACGTCGAGACCGCTGGAATCTGCCTCGATAACGCGTTCCAGGAATGGCGCGCCATGAATCAGAACGCTTAGGACGGGCGCCGAGCACCCGGCCGATCCGTCGCGTCGTGACGCGATGCGTCGTCGTGCATTCAATGGCTTACGAGCTCGAGTCAATTCAAGCACTTCCTATATCCGCCACCACGCCATTAGTATACCCAACGGCCGGCGGGGTTTCCGGGGGGAGGGGGTCGAAACGTTGTCAAAATTTTTGGCCCTTGCCGAAAATTTTTGAGGGTGTATATGAGTTGGGCCGGCGCTTTCACCGAAGCACCGGGCGAACAAGGGAGACACACCGTGAACGACCCGACCAAGGGCAGCATCTATTCCGACGAGTTTCTTGTCATGGAGCGAGAGGTCTCTAAGCTGCGTCGTGAATGTGTGCGGCTCGCGAGCGAGTTGCAGGCCGTCGTGCCGCTGCTCCGCGAGGCCGAGGCCAAACTCGTCGAGCGCGACGTCTACGAGGCCCAGCAGATTCTCCCGCCCGAGCAGGCCACCCTCATCAAACACCTCGCCACGGTCGAGCGGTGCATCGAGCACGGGCGGCTCAAAGGGTACGACCTCGAAGACCGCTGGTGCGTGTTCTGCGAGGAGTACATGGATGACCACACCAAGGACTGCGCCTGGCTCGCGCTCCAGTTCGACCGCAAGCCCGCCGAGACGATGGCGATGGTCGAGGGCTGGGCCTGGGATGAGGACGCCCGCCGCGACCGCGAGCGCGCGAGGGCCATGACGCCGCAGCGGCCGGGGCGAAACACGATGACGGGGCTGAGCGAGTGGTTGAAGAACACGTGGGCCATCGAACGGGTGCAGGACGTGACCCCCGGGGGTGCCGGACTGCGCGGCCACATCTCCGTCATCGAGAACGCGCTCGTGCCGCCCGGGACGGCGTACCTGCTTCAGACGCAGCGCGTCGGGCCGGCCGACGTCGAGTTCGCGCCGAACCCTCTTTCGTTCGAGACCCGCTCGAGCCCCGACTACGCCGACCTCGAGCGCCGCGTGCTTCGCCAGATGTCACCCGAACAACGTGAGAGCCTGTTCCCGAAGCAGACGGAGTACCTCGGTGAATGGCCCGACGAGTATGAGGCGCCGGCTCCTGTTGCCGATTCCGACGACGACAAGGTACCTTGACCCCATGTCGACACCGCTCACCGTCACGCTGTTCGAGTCCGTTCGAACGCCGCAAGGCCACCGCGCACCCCTCCGAGACTTCGACGAGCTCTGCGAGATGCTCTCCGACGTCGTCATCTCCGACGACAAGGAGCAGCGAGGCTGGTCGCCGGCTGTGTTCCAGGGGGAGTACCGCCTCCTGGCCAACGTCGAGCGCGTCAGCACCCTGGTGCTCGATGTCGACGTGCCGACGCTACCCACGATGCCCGAGGGGCTCTCGTGGTTCGCCCACAGGACGTTCAGCGGCAACTGGCGCCTCGTGGTCGAGCTCGACCGCTCCTACGCGCCGAAGGAGCACGAGCGCCTGCGCAGGGCCGTCATGGTCGACTTCGGCATCAACGAGACCCTCGGCCCCGACGGTGCGAAGGACTCGAGCCGCTTCTACTTCGGCCCGACTGCCCCCGACGTGTTGGCGTTCGAGACCCGCCGTAGCACCGGCGGCCCGCTTGACGTGGATGCCTACTTGGCTACCGTACCTGAAGTCGCCGTTGTGGAAGCAACGCGCGCCGATGCCCCCGCCGACGCATCTCCCTCGTCGGCGGGGGTTTCGCTTTCTCAAGGCCCCATTGACCTCGGACCGGTGCTCGACGCGTCCACCAAGCGCTCCATCAAGGAGAGCAGCCGCAACATCCTGAAGGAGATCGCCGCTGGAATTTTCGCCCCGACCGAGGGCCGGCGCGACAACAGCATCCACCAGGCCGCCAGCTGCGTCGCCACGCTGACCGACGAACCGCAGACCGACGAGTGGGCTCGCACGCTCGGCACCATCATCGTCGAGCGCATGGGCGACGCGGTCATGCCCGAGGGCGCGGCGCACTGGCTCGACAAGTGGATGTTCTCGTGGAAGCGCTCGATGAAGACGCGCCTCGACCGCGAGGCCCACAAGAAGGCGATGGAGAGCGCGTTCTTCCCTAAGACGAAGGTCGACGAGGCCACCGGTGTCGAAGTCGTTGTCGACGACGCGTGGAAGCAGGGGCTCATTCGTCGTGAGTCGAAGGGCACGGTGACGTTGCTGCCCGTCGGCAAGAACATCGAGATGATTCTGAGCAACGAGCCCGGCCTCAAGGACCTCGTGTGGAACACGGTCGAGATGCAGCCGCAGTGGCGCTCGGGCCCGCTGAAGGACGCGCACCCCGACACGCTCGACACGGCCCTGGTGAACTGGCTCATCTCGAGCGAGTACCACCTCAACGTCAGCCGAGCCGACGCCGCGGCGAACCTCTACATGGTCTCCCGTCGCCGAGTGTACGAGCCCGTCGGTGAGTGGCTGCGCAGCCTGAAGTGGGACGGCGTGGCAAGGGCGCACCGCCTGCTCACCCACTACTTCCGCATCGAGGGCGGCAATCGCCACTACCTCGAGACCATCTCGGAGAAGTGGCTCATCGGCGCGGTCGCTCGAGCGCTCAAGCCGGGGTGCCAGATGGACACCACGCTGCTCATCGCCGACAACGGCGAGGGTGGGCAGGGGAAGACGACGTTCGCGCGCATCCTCGGCGGTGAGTGGTACGGGAAGCTCGACGGGAACATCGACAAGGACGCGCTGCTGAAGGTGACGGGGAAGTGGGTTGTGGAGTTCGCCGAGATGTCGAGCAGCAAGCGCACCGACCGAGAGCACATGCGGGCGTTCCTCACGGACATGACCGACCGCTTCCGCCCGCCCTATGGGCGCGTGGTGCAGGAGTTCCCGCGGCGCTGCGCGTTTATCGCCACGTCGAACGACGACACGCCCATCCAGGACGCATTCGGCCGGCGCCGGTACTGGCCGGTGCGCGTCGAGAACGAGCTCCGACGTGACGAGCTCGAGGCCGACCGAGCGCAGCTGTTCGCCGAGGCGGTGGTGCTCTTCGAGGCCGGCGAGCGCTGGTGGATGACTCGTGAAGAGGAAGAGGTTGCCAACGAAGAGCGCGGGCTGATGCTCGAGGTCGACGCCTTCGCCGACATGGTGATGGACTGGATTCGAGGGCTCTCGCCGGAGAAGCGCCCGACGATGGTGAACGTGGCCGACATCCTCAAGACGCGGTTCAGCATGATGCCGGCCGACATCGTGAAGGCGCAGAAGAGTTCGGCACTCGCGCTTCGGGCCGCGGGCTTCACGAAGGCCAGGCTCTCGAAGGGGAGCATGTGGGTTGTGCCGGAGAAGGTGCTGCACTTCGGGATGACGAAAGACGATGTCCTTGGGAGAGTGAAATGAACGTGCGTGAGTGGTGCGCTGAAGTGGACGAAGAGATCATCCTCGCCGAAGGCTTCGACGACGCGTTCGTCGGGTACGCCGAGCGGTGCGGCATGGGCCCGGTCGCGGTGTACAACGCCGAGGCCTGCGTCATGGTCTTGATGGACCGCGACGGGCTCAGCATGGAGGAAGCTCGAGAGCACTTCGAGTTCAACGTGCTGGGCTCCTACGTCGGCGAGCGCACCCCGATGTTCATCACGAGGAAAGAATGACCACCGTCATCAAAACCTCCGCTTCCGCCATCGAAGCCTTCGACGACTCCACGCCGTTCGGCTGCAACCGACGCTGGTACTTCGAGAAAGTGATGAAGCTCCCGACGCCCCCGAGGGACAACCTCACGCTCGGCAGCAACCTGCACCAGGCCATCGAGAACTTCCTCGGGACGGGCGCACCGGGCGAGAAGCTCGCCCCCGAGGTGCAGCGCCTCTTCCACGCCATCAAGCCCGAGGTGCTCCGCGTGCGTGACGAGGGCTTCCTCGCCCTCGAGCACCCCATCGACTTCATGCTCGAGCCCGACATCCGCATCATCGGGTACATCGACGTGCTACGGAAGAATGGGCCTCTCGACTGGAAGACGAGCTCGGACGTCGGCAAGTACGCCCCGACGCCGTACAAGCTCGCGCGGTCGACGCAGATGCTCATCTACTCGCGCTGGCAGGACACGGTCGAAGGCCCTTGGGGCGTCCCTCATCAGGTCACCCACGTCTACGTGCAGACCAAGGGCACGCCGGTGACGCAGCGCGTCGATGCTTCTATGAGCCCCGCGCTCTTGACGGAAGGTATTTCCCGTGTAATTAATGTCGCACGGCAGATGAAGTCGGCTCTGTCGTTGCCGTCCGTGGGAGACCTGAAGCCCGACCGCAGTAAATGCCGCAGTGGTACCAAGATGTCCTGCCCTTTCCTCGCTGTTTGCCCCGTGGAGAATTCAACCATGTCGTCCGCTCTCGACCGTCTCAAGGCCCGCCTCAACACCACAACCCCGCTCCCCGCCGCCGTGAAGGAGGTCGTCAAGGCCGCCAACGCGGTTCAGGCCATCGTCCCGCCCGACGCGCCGACACCGGCGAAGGTCGAGAAGTTCATGGCGGTACCGCCGCCGAAGGAGCGCAAGCTCGTGATTCAGGAGCCCACGCCGGAGATGGTGGCCCAGGTCGACGCTGCGCTCGCCAAGGCCGCGGCCGCGAAGGCACTCATCGACGCGCCTCACAAGACCCCCGCCGAGGTGAAGCCGCTGGTGAAGCCCCCTTTCGGTATGACCGACGCGGAGCGGGAGGCGAAGCTCTACTCCATTTCTACGTCGGACATCGCCGCTGAACCAACCACGATCACCGAGTTCGTCACCGGCGTGAAGGCTGAAAACCCGAAGCCCCGCGGCCGCCCGCCCGGAGCGAAGAACAAGCCCAAGGCGGCCGACACCCTCCCGCCCGGCTCGACGGGCACCGGCGGCATCGCCGAAGCGGTGCAGAACATCGTCAAGAACGAGCTCACGTACCGCACCGTCACCGTGACGATGACGGGCAAGCTCAACATGGGTCACTTCCAGTCGATGGACATCTGCGTCAGCCAGACCGCTGACTACCGCGGTGACCCGGAGGAGGCGTTCATCAAGGTCACCGACGTCGTCAAGAAGCAGCTGGACGCCGCGCTCGAGAACATCGCGGGCCGCACGGTCCAGGACCAGGTGCCGGCGGAAGTCCTGATGAGCACGAAGCGCTGAGTCGAACAAGGGAGACGACCATGGCGAAGACGAAGCGGCGCAAGGTGTGGACGTCGGACCTGCTGACGAGCGGACTGCGGATGCTCTACGGGTCCGCCAAAGACGCAAAGAAGTGGGCTTCCGGGAGGAAGGTCAAGAAGCTCATCGAGGCCCGCCCCGGCGAGGTGGTGCTGTCGCGGGAGGACGTGAAGTGCTTGGACGTGCTGGTGTTCTCGCACATCAAGGACCCGGAGAAGCGTGCCGCGTACCTCAAACTCATTCGACGAGGTGGCCGATGACGACCGAGGCGATTGCGCGCCCGCCCGGCCGCCTGTGGCATGCATGGGTGATTGAAGGCGACCTCCGCGCCCTGCTCGACGCGCACGCGGAGGCGCTCGACGCGCTGGAGGCGTCGCCAGACACGGGCCGCCACACGGCCGACGGGACGGAGAGCCCGTGCGCGTGCTCGCGTTGTCGGTTTGTTGACCTCTCGTGCGCCGTCCTCGCGAAGGCGGGGCGGCGATGAGTGACTACGAGACGCAGCTGCTCAAGAAGCGAGCGGAGGAACGTCGTCGTGCGAAGGGTGGCTATGCACTCGGCGTCGCTGACGAGCGCGCGCGGGTGGTGGCGTGGCTCAAGGACAAGTCCAGCGAGAAGCGACGCAACGACTGGTACACGCGAATGTGTGCCGGTGAGGAGATTCAGCGCGGCGAGCATGAGGAGGCAACGTGACGGACGACGTGAAAGCGGCGTGGGAGCGAGCGCTGGACCGGCACTGGAGGTTCTGCCACGCCGAATGCTCCGAGTGCGAAGACTTCGAGACGGTCGACGCGCACCTCGACGGCGAGGCCGCGCGCACGGCTGCGGCCGTTGCGGCGGCGAGGGAGGAGCAGCGGGAGGCATGCGCGCAGAACTTCCCGAAGTCTGCAGGCGAGTCGCTCGCAGACCCATGGGCGGCGGAGCTGGTTCGAGCCACACCCCTCACCGCGAAGCCCCTCGCCGACCGCATCGCGGAGCTGGAGGCCGAGCGCGACGCGCTGCGGGACGGGGTCGAGCACTGCGAATTGGAGCTGCACAGCGCGGGGTTCTCAATCGACGATGGCTTGGCGACGGCCATTGGCGACGTCATCGTCGAGCGCGACGCGCTGCGGGCGCAGGTGGAGGCGGCGCGGACCTACGCACGACAGGCGCTCGACTATGGCGAGGATTGCGACGCGACGGACATCCTCGCCGCGATGGACGGGGTGAAGCCGTGAGCGACGAGCGCCCCATCGACATCTGGAACGAGATGACGAATGGCGCCCGCGAGTCCGGCCGGTGCATGTTCTGCGAGGGGGTGCTCTTCCACGCCCCGAGCACCCGGCGCCCCGTCATCTGCACCGAAGACGACTGCCGCAAGGCCTACCACCGGATGTACCGTCACCTGGTTCGAAACCCGAGAGAACGAAATGAGCCTGCTGAAGTTGCTCGCGTCACGCGCGAAACCCGTAACGCCCAGAAGCGAGCCGCTCACGCCGCCCTCTCCCCAAAGCAGCGCGAGCGCTTCCTTGCCCGATGTAAGCGAAATCGCTCGCGTGATGGCGCTGCCGCGCCGGCAGAGGCCGACTCCCGAAGCCCTTGAGGCCACCCGCCTCGAGCTCGAGGGCCTCCTCAGCCTCAAGAACAGCCTCTGTGAGTGCGTCTCGAAGTACCGCCGGGCCTGCTGCAACCACCTGCTCCCCGTGCAGACCTGGGCGCTCTCCGAGGCCCGAGAGGTCCAGGGCATCCTCGGCCCAATCGGCGTCGGCCACGGCAAGACGCTGCTCGACCTGCTCACCCCGATGGTGGTGCCCTGCCGCGTTGCGGTGCTCCTCCTGCCGAGCAAGCTGAAGAAGCAACTCATCGAGAGCGACTGGGCCTTTTACGGGGCGCACTGGAAGCTCCCGAACCTCGTCGGGGCCCGGTGGCAGCACCCCGGAAGACCGCTCCTGCACGTCGTGGCGTTCGAGGAGCTCTCCGGCGCGAAGAGCACCGACTTGTTGGAGAAGCTCAAACCCGACTTGATGTGTATCGACGAGGGCCACCGGCTCGCCGACCCGAGCTCGGCCCGCACGAAGCGGTGGCAGCGCTACGTCAGCCACAACCCCAGCACGAAGGTCTTCGTCTGGAGCGGCACGCTGACGAAGCGCTCGCTGAAGAACTGGGCGCACCTGAGCAACGCCGCTCTGAAGCAGGGCTCACCAGCCCCTCGAAGCTGGCCGACGCTCGAGGCCTGGGCTGCGGCGACTGACCCCAGCGAGTTTCCGATGCCCGCGGGCGAGCTCAACCGCCTGTGCGGCCCCGGTGAGACCGCCTTCGAAGGCTACGGCCGGCGCGTCATCGAGACCCCCGGCGTCATCTCCAGCGGTGACGCCCAGTCCTGCGAGGCCTCGCTCATCATCTCCGAGCGCCCGCTGACGGCGCCGAAGGACGTGCAGGACGCTCTGACTCGGGTGGCGAAGGACTGGCAGCGCCCCGACGGTGAGGTGCTCATCGACCCGCTCACCGTCGCCCGGTGCATGAGGGAGGTCTCCTGCGGCTTCTACTACTTCTGGAAGTGGCCCCGAGGCGAACCGAAGCCCGTGCGCGACACGTGGCTCGAGGCGCGCAAGGAGTGGCGCTCGGAGGTGCGGGAGCGGCTGAAGCGCTCGGCACCGCACCTCGACAGCCCGATGCTCCTCGCTCGCGCCGCGCAGCGCTGGCACCGGGGCTTCGTCTACATCGACGAGGCCGGCGTTCGGCACGAGGTGCCATCGCACACCTACAGCACCATCGAGAAGCACCCGACGTGGGAGAGCGACACGTGGATGCGCTGGCACGACGTGAAGGGCACCGCGCTGCCGGTGACCGAGCCGTACTGGATCGACGACTTCATGGTCGAGGACATCCTGGAGTGGCTCAAGGAGCCCGGCCTCGCGTGGTACGAGCACGACGCCTTGGCGCGGCGCGTCATGGCCCGAGCCGAGGGCGTCGTGCACTGCGGGCCCGGCGACGAAGGCGTCACGAAGGCGCTCGCCTTGCGAGGCACCGAGCGGGTGCTCCTCACCATCAAGAGCCACGGCGAGGGGCGGAACCTGCAGATGTTCCAGCGCAGCCTGGTGGCCAACCCGCCGACTGGCGGCGCCGAGTGGGAGCAGCTGCTCGGGCGCATGCATCGGCAGGGTCAGCTGGCCGACGAGGTGGTCTACGAGGTCTACCGCCACACGCAGACCTTCAAGGACGCGCTCGAGCGCGGGCGCGACCTCTCGGGGTACATCCAGGGCTCATTCGGCAACACGCAGAAGCTGGTTTCGAAGGCGACGTGGCGTTTCGGTGCTTGACAGACCCCCGAAGTAGAATTAAATACACAACACCCCAATCACGGGGCCCGAACAGGACGACGACAATGGCATCAGCATGGGACATCATCGGCAAGGCGAATGCGACGCAGCGTGGAACCCCCTTCGCACCCGGCACTCAGGGTGAGGCGACGGTGCTCGCGCTGCGACAGTTCTCGAGCAACAACAACGAGGGCGAGATTCTGGTTCTCGAGGCAGAAGTGGTGAAGAGCGAGGCGAAGGGCGAGGAGTACGCCACGGACCTGGTGAACAACAAGACGGCGAAGACGCTGACGCAGAAACCCGGCACGAAGGTGTCGAGCGTGTTCATGCTCTCGAAGCACAAGGCGGCACCGGGCGCGGCGAAGGCGATGTTGCTCGAGCTCGTCGGCGAGAAGGAGTCGGAGATTTCCCCCGAGTACTTCTCGAAGATCGTCGAGCTCGCGAAGGTCAACGACGGCGAGGCCCTCAAGGGCATCAAGTTCGGGTACGACACGTACGCGCACAAGACGAAGGACGGGAAGACCATCTCGCTCGTGCGCTACTCGCACATCGCGCAGACCGACGAAGAGATCACGAAGGCCGCTCAGGGCTGAAGTTCTGGTGGCAGGCGCAGCGTTTGACCACGAGCCCGTCTCCGTTCCTGCCGGACGATGGCTCCCTCAGTCAGCGAGAGTAATAGGGCAACCGAAAGCCCAATAGCTGGCAGCCGGTGACAGGTCGGAGAGACGGCCATTCTGCGGGGTTGAGGAAGGGTTCCTCGGCGGCCTCATAAGCCGCACATGCTGGTTCGAATCCAGCCCCCGCAACTGACGAGTGGTGGAATTGGGATACACAGGCGGTCGCACCGTCCGCCCCTGAGCGTCGCAGCACAAGGGGATTGCAGGTTCAAGCCCTGCCTCGTCAATATGGCACACCACTCCTACGAGCCCCGCACCCGTGAGCAGTTCCACCGCGACCCCCAGGCCCAGAAACTCCTTCGCCAGTTCATGAAGAACGGCGGCGAGGGCGGCGGGGTGTCGAGGTCCGACGACTACCGCGCCGGTCACGAGTACGCGTTCGAGTTGACCGAGGCGCAGAAGAAAGTCGTCGATGAGTTGAGGGAGAAGTACGAGGGCCTCGGATTGGCCGATGCCATCGCTCTGATGAAGCAGGCTGCACTGGGAGAATGAACATGGGTGTCTCAACCGATGCGAAATTGTTCTACGGCGTGCTGGTCTCTGACCGCGAGAATGGGGTTGATGAAGTCGAGTCAGCCAAGGCCCTTGGGTTCATCGACGAGAGCGTTGAGGAGTTCGGAGACGGCGAGAGCATCGCCGACTTCGAACTTCCCCCTGGGCTCGAGTGGGAGTTCACCGGACACTACGCTGGCTGCCCTGGTGTGTACGCGGTTGCCAAGGGTGGCTTCACTGCATTCCGTGGGGGTGACATCGAGGTGAAGGCTTTGCCGAAGGTGAGTGACGCCCAGCGCAAGAAGCTCGACGAGATCGCCGAGAAGCTCGACGCGAAGGCCGGCTACTTCCTCGCCCCGTATACGGATTTCTGAAAGGAATAGACCGATGAGTGAGAACGACCCGTATCGCCGAGACCAGTACAAACGCACCAGGAAAGACGCGCTCGTCACGATGCTACTCTCGACGCAAGACCGCGAGAAGGCCTCCGACGAAGAGCGCAAGAGGCTCCTGAGCCAGCGCACGCTCGACGAGTCGAAGATTCACCAGCTTCAGACCGCTCTCGACGGCGCCGTGCGTGCTCGGACGCAGGCGCTCGAGGGCCTGCATCTGGCCCAGAAGCGCATGTACTCCAACAGCACAATCGACAGCAACAACGCCGCTCTCAACGAACAGGTTCGCGACCTGCGCAGGGCCCTCGCGATTCTCGACCGGGTGATCAAGTGAACGAGACCCAGTTGATGTTCGCGATGAAGCGCCAGTTCCACGCTCTCGGACAGGAAGCCGAGCGCCTGGCCCGCATGAACCTCGCCATCCGGCAGGCGATGGATGACACCGTCTCCCTCGCGTGCGCGTTCGCGTGGGACATCGGGGCGGGCAACCGGCTCGAGCTCACGAACGAAGAGTTCAACGAGTGCATTCGCATTCGCTTCGGGCCGCCGGTGGCCCCTTGACACCCGTCGCCGTCGACTTCGAGACCCACCTCATCCAGGATGGCATTCTCGCCCCGCCCGTGGTCTGCGGCTCTTTCTACGACGGCAAGGAGCCCGCCGACCTGCGCCTGCGCGACGAGTCGCTCAACCGCACGGCGACCCTGCTCGAGCACCACATCATCGTCGGTCTGAACATCGCCTACGACTTCGGTTGCTTCCTGCGCCACCGGCCTGAAGCCTTCCCGCTCGTCTGGAAGGCCTACGCCGAGGGCCGGGTGTTCGACGTCGGCATCGCCAGTACCCTCAACGCCATCGCTGAGGGTCGCCTCATCGAAGGCGAGCTCTTCGACAAGAACGGCCGGCGCTGCGTCGACCCCTCGACGGGGAGGCAGACCAACCGCTACTCCCTCGCCCTCTGCGTGAAGGAGTGGCTCGGCCGCGACGACGCGAAGGAGAACAGCAAGTACCGCCTGCGCTACGCCGAGTTCGACGACGTGCCCATCGCGTTCTGGCCGCCCGAGGCGGTGCAGTACCCGAAGGACGACGTGGTGAACACGCTCGACGTCTACAACGCGATTCTCGCCGCACCGGCGCAGAACCTCCACGAGGTGTCATTCCAGAGCCACGTGGCGTTCTGCCTGCACATCTCGGCCATCAATGGCCTGCGCACCGACGCCGCTCGCGTCGAGGCCATCAAGGGCAGCATCGAGTCGCACCGCGGCGAACTGATGGGCGTGGTGCTCAAGGCCGGTCTGCTCAAGCCGAACAAGAAGAACGTTTCGGGCTGGTCGAAGAACATGGCGCTCATCAAGGAGCGCGTGACGAAGGCCTGGGGCGACCTCACGCCAACCACGGACGGCGGCGGGGTCAGCACCGAGCGCAAGGTGCTCGAGGAGTCCGGCGACCCGGTGCTCGAGGCGCTCGGTGAAGTGTCGAAGTGGGAGAAGCTCGCCACGTACCTGCCGAGCCTCGAAGCCGCGGCGAAGGCCCCGCTGAACGTGCGGCCGAACGTGCTGCTCGCCTCGGGCCGCACCAGTTACGAGGGCCTCGTGCAGCTGATGCCTCGCAAGGGCGGGGTGCGGGAGTGCTTCAAGTTCCGCGGCGTGGGCTCCAGCGTCGACTACGCGGCGGTCGAGCTCTCGACACTCGGCCAGGTCTGCGTCTGGGTGCTGGGCTACTCGAACCTCGCTGACGCCATCAACTCCGGCAAGGACCCGCACAGCATGCTCGGGGCTCAGATTGCTGGCATCACCTACGAGGAGTTCCTCAAGCGGGTGAAGGAGAAGGACCCCGCGGCGAGCGACCTCCGGCAGGGTGCGAAGGCCGGCAACTTCGGCCTCCCTGGCGGCATGGGCGAGGCGACGTTCGTCGCGCAGAAGCGCAAGGAGGGCCTCCTCATCTGCGAGCTCTTCTACCGCGACGGCAGGTGCGGCGAGAAGAAGGTGACGTCGTGGAAGGAGCGCGCGACGAAGCAGCCGACGTGCCTGCGCTGCCTCGAGCAGACCCGCGAGTTGAAGAGCGCGTGGTTCCAGACGTGGGGCGAGATGCGACCGTACCTGAACTGGATTTCGGCGCAGATGGCGCACAGCGACGTCGTCGAGACCTTCGTGTCGAAGATGGTCCGCGGGGGCATGCGCTACACCAACGCCGCGAACCACTACTTCCAGTCGCTGGCCGCCATCGGCGCGAAGAGGGCGGTGGTGGCGATGACGGGCGAGATGTACCAGGGCTCGAGCCCGCTGCTCGGGTCGAGGCTCTGTATCTTCGCCCACGACGAGACCATCATTGACATTCCCGACACCGGTGTAATTAATGTCGATGTAGCGGCGCGTCGGCAGGCCGCGGTGATGGTCGAGCAGATGAAGAGCGTGGTGCCCGACGTGGCCATCAAGGCCGAGCCGGCGCTGATGAGGTACTGGTCGAAGGACGCGAAGGAAACGAAGGACGAACAAGGGAGATACGTACCATGGGACTGATTGCAATCGACCCCGGTGTGCACAACATGGCCATCGCGAAATTCACAGGCTCGGGGGTGCTCATTGAGGCCTGGAACGAGCCCCGGGTGTACGTTGCAGATGGTCGTGGCGAGGACACCATCTCAGGCATCGTAGAGCGCTGGGGCTCGCCGTCGATCCGCCTCCTCAACAGGCTGCAGAGCCATGCGAACAGTTACCGAATTTTCGGCGAGCGTCAGGTCGTCTACCCCGGAGCGAAGGGGCTCAAGACGAACCCGAATGACCTGCTCGACCTCGCGATGTGCTCCGGGGCGTTCTACGGAGCCCTCTGCGTCGAGATGCGCTCGAACCTCACGCTCGTCGAGCCGGCCGAGTGGAAGGCCCAGGTGCCGAAGGACATCACCCGGCGGCGCATCGAGGGGTTCCTCACCGACGCCGAGAAGGCCGTCATCAAGAAGGGCGGCGAGATGCACAACGTCTATGACGCCATCGGCATCGGGCTGTTCGCGCTCGGCAGGGCGAAGAAAGGCATGGTGGCACCGTGAGCCGCGAAGACTTCGAGCAGATCGTCGACCGCCTGAAGGCCAACTACCCCGTCACCGAGGCGCAGCTGAAACTCGCGGTGCTCTACGCCGCCGAGCGCTTCGAGGACTACAAGAAGCGAGGGGTCAAGCGATGAACAGCTTCGAGACGGACCACACCCTCGCCTACCTCTGTATGAAAGGCGACGAAGAGTTCACAATTCGCGAAGTGGCTTCATGGATGGGGTGTTCGTACATGACAGCGAAACGGCGCTTGAAGCTCTATGGCGTCAAGCTGCGCAAGGCCGGGAAGCGCCGCGGAGGGCGAGGCGCGCCCCCGACGCTCTATCGGAGGGTCAAGTGATCGTGCTCCTCGCGGTGTTCCTCTGCGTCGTCTACGCTGGCCTGCTCATCAGTCGTGCGAAGTCGTCCAACATCGAGGGGTGGCAAGTGGTGAAGGTGATGAAGCAGCAGGAGCGCCTCAAGCAGGTCGAGCTCGAAGTCGTCCTCGAGGAGCGCAAGGCCTGCGCCGCCATCGCCGAGATGATCGAGCGCGACAAGTCGATGCCCGACTCGATGCGTTCCGTCGCCGCTCGCATTCGGATTCTTATTCAGGCTCGAGGCGTCCGCTAGACGAACACCGGCGCGACGACGGTCTTCTCGCCGCCGTTGCGCGCGTCGACCAGGTAGAACACCTGCTGCGCCGGCTCGTACCCAGCACCGATGGTCTGCGCGAACTCGTTGTACCCGATGAGGGAGCCATTCACGATGAAACGCCCGCCGTCGGTCTTCTGGTGGAAGTGCCCGAGCACCGTGAGGTTCGCCTTGGTCGCGGTGTCCCAGCTGGCGATCTTCTTGTTCAGTGGGATCGTCAGCCCGCCGATGCCGCCCCCGTACTTCACCTCGTAGCCGTGCAGGGCGCGCTCGACGAAGCGCTCGTAGAACTTCCGGTACACCATGCCGTGCCGAGCCACCTCGAACTGCACCCGGGGCTCGTTCTCGAAGGCGCGCACGATGCCGCGGTAGGCCAGCGTCTCGAGCGACGTGCCGGTCGGGTCGCCGATGTGCATCTTGTGGGTGAGCCGGCCATGGTTGCCGGGGATCATCACGCCGGTGATGTCGTACTTGCTCTCCTTCAGCAGGAACTTCACGCCGCTGACGAAGATGCTGACGAACTCGTTCGCCGCATCGCCAGGGGCGAGCAGGGTATTCGCGATGAGCTCCTCATGAATCCAGCCGCTGAAGAAGTCGCCGATGGCCTTGAAGTCGATGCGGCGGATGGTCTGCTCGTGCCCGAAGATGTTCGTCAGCTTCAGGGTGTTGCGGAAGAAGTTCTCGGCGCGAGCTCTGGCGACGTCGAGATCGTAAGCGTTCAGCCCGTTGATGGCCTCGGGGTCGACCGGCTCCTCGATGTGCCAGTCGCTGGCGACCGCGTTGGCGATGGCGTCGGAGCGCTGCTCCTTGCGCTCCTTGTAGACGATGATTTCCGGCCCCTTGAGCTTGCTGGCCTCGCCGACGATGGCGCGCAGGCGCTCGTTCTCCTCGAGGAGGGCCTTGTGCTCGGCGCGGAGGTCGCGGGCCTGGCGCTGCTCGACGTGAGCCTTCTGGGCCGTTTCGAGCGGCGGGAGTGCTGGTTCAGCAGGTGTGTGGAGATTCTCGCGTGCTCGATGCGCCTTACCTCGACAAGCTGCGCAGGCTGTTCGTGACGGCCGGCCCTTCTTCAGGTCGAAGGAGGCCCAGGGCTTTTCATCACCGCATACACGGCAAACCCGGAAACGACCGCCCCCACCACCAGGCCCACGCCCGCCGAGACCAGAATCGCTGTCAGCCATGACTCCCCTTCGTGCGCCCGCTCGACCGCCTGCAGGCGCTTCATTTCCGTGTCGACCGCGGCGAAGGCCGCCTGCGGCACGAGGTAGTCACCGCTGGCCAGCAGCGTCACGCGGGGCGGGCTCTGCGCGAGCATCAGGGCGAGGCTGAGGATCAGGGCGTTCACGGCTGCGGACCCTTGTCCTCTTTCGCCTTGTCGATCTGAATGACCGCAGCGAGGCCGGGCTGGTTCTCCGGCTGCTCTTCGGGCTTCGGCGCGGGCTTCTTGATGCCCTTGAGGAACTTGACGGCGGCCGGAAGGGCCTGGTCGAGAATGGGCACCGGCTTCCCGATGGCCTTCAGAACGATGGGGACGGCGAGCAGAACCACCCCCGCGGCCAGCACGGGCCAGTTCTGGGTCGATGCAGCGTCGTTCAGCAGGGAGAGAAGTTCATCCATTGTGGCCTCCTGGGCGGTCCATCTGAACGTACCAGACGAGTGGCTTGGCGTCACCAAACCCCATTGTCACGGTGCAGGCGAAGTGGTTGGTGCCGCCAGCCTGGGTGATGCGGTCTCGCCCGAGCACGATGGCGACATGCCCAGAGCTCGGGGGCTTCGGGTTTCGCCAGCCCACCACGACGAGGTGCCCGCGCTGCGCGGCGTTCTGGGCCACCGTGGCGTCGCTCTTCATCCAGCCGAAGCGCGCGCCGTGCTTCTCGAACCAGTCAACGAGGCCGTTCGCGCGGAGCTCGGTGCCCTTGCCGACCGCGGCCGGCGAGCCGTCCTGCATCACCCAGTGCGTCGGCGCAGGCACGCCCATCAGTTTGATGAAGTCGGTGACGTAGATGTTGCACCAGGTTGACCGGGGCTGGATGATCACCTCGCCCTTGTCGAGCGCCTGCCCCGGCGTGTACCGCGGCGACACCTCGACGTTCAGCATCAGCTGCACCGCGCGAAAGCGCTCGGCCCACGGCACCTCGAGCAGCGGCTTGCTGAGGAGGTCGAGGTACTGGTCTCGGGTCTGTTGCGGCGCGCCCATCACCCACCCCCGAACAGCGCCGCGAGCTTCGCGGCCATCTTGCACAGCGCCTGGTACTGCTCCGGCAGGTACCCGCAGAGCAGGCCTGCACCCACCGACGCGACGACGATGCCGACCCGAACGAGGTTACGGCGACGACGGCGAGGAGCGGGCTTCTTGAGGTCGGTCATGGCAGGCCCGAGGAGCGTGACACGAACCCACCGTCACGGTGAAGAGGAAGACGGCGATGATGGCGTCGAGGACGGCTTCTTTCAAGGTTTCCATGATGTCACCTCAGAACGTCGATGGTGTCGCCGGCGACGATGGAGCACTCGGTGGGCACGCACGCCACGCCCGTCGAGAACTGCGCAGGCGTCACATTGCAGCCGCGCCATCGCGGAGCGCCGCCGGGCTGCACGCCGAACGGCCCCGTGCCGCGGCAGTCGACGACGGCGCTGTCGTTCCAGCCGCCGTCGGGGAGCGAGCAGTCGGGAATCACACACGGAGGCGTCACGCGCCCGCGCCGCGTCGCGACGTTGCACCACGGACGCGGCCCGCCGTCGGGGAACGGGTGCCGCGCGCCGCCGTCGGACAGGAGGTTGAGCTCGCGGATGCCGCCGTCGCTGTCGTCGTTGCACTCCAGCCGGAAGCAGTCGTCCGTGCGGAACTGGAGGCTGTCGTCCGTCTCATCTTCCTCGTCGCCTGCGTCCTCGTTGCCGAGCACGTCGATGGACGGGTTGACCAACTCGCGCATCAAGCACCACCCACCATCCAACGAGAAGGACGCCCCGGCAGGACACGACAGCGAGGTAAAGTCGATGTCGCCGCCGTCGAGCGTCCGCGCAATGACTGGCGTCGTCGTCTGGTGCTCAATGACGACGCGCGCGATTCGATGCACGGTGCCGGGGCGGAACGTGCCGTAGCCTTTCTTGCGCAGGTAGTTCCTCGTCGCCGTCGTGATTTTCTCCGGGCACGCGAGGACGAAGCGGTCCGTGCGCTCGGAGAACAGCCCCGCGTCGCGGAGGTTGGCGATGCTTTGGCCGGGCGGCTCGCGGCGGTAGACGCTGAACGAGACGCCGCCGACGACGAAGACGCCGACACCGACGAGGAGACTGCGGAGTTTGGAGTTCATCGCGTGCACCGTGAGAAGGTTGGGTCGACCTGCACTCGCGTCCAGATGACGACAGGCGTAACGGTCGTGACATCGAACTTGATGAACGGATACGTAGGCGACGACCACGCCGACGCGACGCCGTTAGACGAACACACCGCGTCTTTGCAGATGGTCCACGCCGTTCCGTTATGCCCCGCCACGTACCGGGCAAACGTCGATGTGCTGCTCGTGCCGGGGGCCCAACCAGAAGGCGCGCCCGATGAGCCTGTGCCATCAATGGCGAGTCCGGTGCCTGCTCCCGCGGTGTACGGCCACAAATAAGGCGAGCCAGCAGAGCCGCTCAGACTTGAGAGCAAGGGCGCCCACAGGCCGCTGCCTGCGCTGTAGCCCGTCGTCGACGGCACCTCGTGCGTAGCGGCCGAGCAGACGCCCGCCGTCGTCGCGATGCTGCGCGAGAAGTAAGCCGCCTCCGCATTCCGCGTCACCGCAGCCGCGACGGTGGGGATGTAGCTGGTTGCGTAGGCTCCGACCTCGGACTGCGCGCCCCATACATAGATGCGGTTCGACGAGCGGGCGGTGCCGCCATTGTAGATGGAGCCATTGCCAATCGCGATAGCGACGTTGCCCCCTTCGGTGGTGGTGATGGTGCAGCGGCTCCATGAGGTGTCGACGAACGCGCACGCCTGACACGTCGGCGTAGCGGTGTCCCACGAACACACATCCATCGTCCCTGAGCCCGAGACGCCCTTCACGAAGTACGAGTGAGAGCAGACCTGCGCGTTGCAAACGACGGCGATGGTGGGTCCGAGACGGAAGCTGCCCTGCGCCGCTGTCGTTGCGGGAAACGTGTAGTCCTCGGCTGTAGTCGTCCCGTCCGGGGCGGTGGTCGCGTCGGCGCCGTTAAGTGTCGGGGCCGCCGCGCCACCAGCCGTCGTGTCTACGTAGGCCGCGTTGTTGATGGCAGAGGAACGCAACGTCTCGTTCGTCCGCGCGCCCTCGACGCGGAGGCCCAACACCCCGCCTGACGACTCCACGCGTGGCTGATTCGCCGTGCACACCACGAGGTCGCCGTTTGCAATGCCCGTCGTCGCGAGGCCCTGCTTCGAGCACGTCGCGTCGCCAGCTCGGGTGAACGTCATCGCCTCGCCCTTTGCGCCGGTGACGGCCGCGCAGGCGCAGGCCGCGCCCATGCCACGGCCGCTCACAGGGGCGAGCTCGAAGTAGGCCAGGCTCCCTCCACCGAGGAACCCCCGCTTCGAGCGACCCTGGTCCGTGCGCTGATTGGTCCGGTCGAAGCGCCCCTGGGCGAACGACGCAGACGCAACCAGCGTGATGAGGAACAACGAGCGCATGTTACTCGTCCCCGTTCCGGCTGTAGACGTTGCACGTGCTGGCCGCCGACGCGACGATCCGCACCGTCACCGAGCGCTTGCCAGCCACAACCACCGTTCGAGGGGGACTTACGGCGGCGCCCGACGTGGTGGTGAGGTCGCCCGTGTTGGCCGAGGTCGGCAGCTTGTCGGGAGCCGGCCCGACCGCGACGCCCGGATTTCCCGTGGTGCCGGCGAGCGTGCACGCCGTCGAGCTCGAGACGCAGATGCTCGTCGTCGCGGTGCACTGGATGGTCAGCTTTGCCTCGGGCGGGATGGCAAACGGCGTCGCCGTGGTGGCATTGGTCGTGTCGGCACCAGCCCCCGAAACGATGGAGCCGAGGAGGCGCTCACCGGCGAACGCAGGCAGGGACAGGAGCACTGCGAGAATGAAGGTCTTCATGGTGTTCGCACTCCTCGTGCTTCGAGCCGAGTTGCCTGCGTCTCGAGGTTCTTCGTGGTTGATACTACTTGACGACCGTCCGGGGAAGAACCCCCGGGCTGGGGTGGCATGCGCTGCTTGTCGTGCATCTGCTGCAGGTAGGCCGCCTGCTCGCGGGTGCTCCCGGTGGCCATGGGGCCCAGGATGGGCTCGAGGCGCAGGCGCTGCTCGTAGGTGAGTTTCTTCGAGGTGGCCACGCGGTCGAACAGCCTCGCGCGGGCGTCCTCCCACAGCCTCGGGTAGACGTCGGCGATGGTCTTGAGCGTGTCGGGGTTGACGTAGCCTTTCTGCATGCGCTCGAGGGCCGCGATGGGGTCCTTGACGCCGGCCGCCGCCGACTCGAACTTCGCGAGGGCGCCGGGCGAGGGCTGCCACTTCGGCTGCAGGTTCTCCGGCAGATGCGCGTAGGGGTTCAGCGGCGCCTTGGAGAGGAGGTACTGCGCGGCCTTCGTCGTCATCGACGCGAGCGCCATGGTCGACGCGGGGGCGTCGCGCAGCATCTCCTCGGGGACGTTGCCGAGGTAGCCCTCGGGGTTGTTCGCCGCGGCGCGAATCTTCTCGATGCGCTTCTCCCACTGCTCGGGGGTCTTGGGGGCAGCGGTCGGCACCGGGCCGCTCACGCCGCCGACCATCCGGCCGGCCCAGCGCTCGAGGCGCTCGTCGACCCGGCGGGCCTGGCTCTCGAGCGAGTCATACACCGCGGCGCGCGCGGCCGCGGCCGCCGACTCCTCGGGGTTCTCGTGCTCCATTCCGAGGCGCGAGAGGTAGTCGGCGCCATTGGCGCTCGACGCGAGCTCGGCGTGGGTACGAAGGAGTTCCGGGGCGCCCTCGGCCATCGCGGCCGTCAGGGTCGTGCGGAAGGGGCCGAGCAGTTCGGGGGCGGTCTGCAGCACCTTGGCGACGCGGGCCTGCAAGCCATTGGCTGCACGAACGAGCCCTGGACCCATGTTCTCGAGAGCAGCGGCGGTGAGGAAGGGCGCTCGAGCTCGAATTTCGCCACCGATGAGGGTGCCCACGCCGGCACTGACGGCGCCCTGTGGGCCCCCGAAGAACCCACCGACCGCGCCGGCCTGCACCGCGTCACCGACACCGGCCTGCGAGGCCCCGCGGACCTTGCCGGCGAGGAACGCCGAGGCCTGCTCGCGGTGAAGCGCGTCGGCCACCTTGTAGGCGCCGGCCTTGTCGATGAATTCCAGCTGGTCCATGCCGAGGTCGAGCATCTTCTTGCCGACCTTGCGCTCGACGGCGTTTCCCGAGGCGAGCTTCGACGACACGGCATCGACCCAGGCGTCCCACGTGGGCGCACCGCGGGCGTCGGCCTTCATCGAGGCGGCCTCCGTCTCGAAGGCACTCCCGAGGCTGCGGTCGGCCTTCTTGAAGCCCTTGGCGATGTCCTGCCCTTCCTTCGCGAGGCCCTCGGCCATCGCGTCGAGGTCGAAGAGGCCTCCGGGGCCGGCAACGTCTTCGACGTTCTTCAGCGCCGCGGCGCGAGCGCGCTGCTGGGCTGCTCCGGCGAGCTCGGCGACAGCCTCGGGCGTGGAGCGAGCGGTGAAGACGCCCTCCTCCTTCGCCACCTTGTCGACGAAGTCCCAGTCTAGCCCGGCCTTCTTCGCGGCCTGCTTGTACGAGCTTCCGCGAACGTCCTTGGCGAGCTCGTTCAGGCCCTTCACGTCGGCGTTGAGCGTGTAGTTCGCGAGCTTCTTCGAGATGGCTTCGGCCCCACGGGTGAGCCCGAGACCGAGCGCGCCGGCGGCGCCGCCCGTGATGGCGCCGAAGCCGACGTTGGCGAGAAGCTTCTCGCCGAGGGCTTCCTTGTCGCCGAGACCGTCTTCGGAGATGGCGGTGCCGAGGCCGAGCATGGAGCCTTCAGCCGCACCGAGGGCGACCGCGCCCTTCAGCGTGGTGCCCAGCTTCACGAACTTGCCGGGGCCGACGACGGTGCCGATGACGTTGCCCACGCCGGAGGCGACGGGGTTCTCGTCCTGCCGGCGCTTCAGCTGGCCGGACTGGTCGAGTGCACCGGCTGCATCGGGTCCGGCGATCTCCATGTCGCCCGAGTACCACTTGCCGTCAGCGCCCTTGTACGGAGCGCCGGAGGCGCCCGCGAGGAACTGGTCGGAGAGCCCGAGCGTCAGGCCTCGAGCAGCACCTTCCGCACCGGCGCGGAGGGTCTCGGTGTCGGCCTCCTTGTAGCCCGACGCGAGAGCCTTCGAGAGGTCCTCGGGCTTCACGTAGGTCTCGCGACCGTCGGGCCTGATGACGCGAACGTTGCTCACGGGGCGTCCTGCTCCACGAAGGTGTTGTCCTCGCCGGGCGTGGTGCCCACCGAGTAGCGGGTGGCCTCGAGAGACTTGCGCTTCGAGATCAGCTGCTGACGGAGCTCCTTCAGCGCCGCGTCGTTGCGCTGCGTGAGACCGGGCCGCGGAACATTGGACTCGGCGCGCTCGCGCTCGCTGCCACTGAGGGCCTCACCGGCGACCGCCTTCTTCGCCGTTCCGCCGACCTCGGCCGCTCGGGCCTCACGCTGCGCGACGCTCGGGAACACCTGGTCGAACATCCTCATGGCGCTCTCTGGGAGAATGCCCCGGATGAACTGGATGTCGGTGTCGAGAATCTGCTGACCGAGCCCGACATTCGAGTCCTTGATGAGGCGATCGACAGCGTCGACAGCCTGGTCGATCTGCGCCACCTGCGAGCGCGTGCCGGGGGACTCTTCCTTCCCCAGCTTCGCACCAGCTGCCTTGGCAGCGTCGGCCTTGAGCTTCATGCCGTAGGCCGCCATCGAGTCCTGGTTCTGCATGTGGGCTCGCTGGTAGGCATTGGTCGTCATCTCGTCCTGCGCCTTCGCCTTGTTCACGCGGAACTGTGCGATGGCCATCTGGGCCTTGGACTGCGCCTCGCCGGGGGCCATCTGCTCTGCTATGCCCTCGAGCTTCCGAGCGAACCCCTCGTTCATCGCGGCGCGAGCGGCTGCGGCAGCCTCACGGTCGTCGAGCCCACGCTCACGCAGACGGCCGTACATCGTGTTGAGGCCGGCCATCTTGTCCTTCGCACCCTCGCGAGCGAGGTTGAAGTTCTCTCGTTGCACCGCGATGTCCTGGGCGATCATCTGGTCGATACGACCCGAGGGGTCGCGCCCGCTGAGGCCGGCGAGGAAGCCACCGATGGCCATGAAGGCCTTCTGCCCGGTCGACTTCGAGTTCCACATATGGTCGGGGTCGATCTGCATCTTCTTCGACATGTCGTCGAGAGTCTGCAGGTACGCGCTGTTGATGCGGTCCTCGTTCTCACGCTGACGCTGCTTCGCCTTGACCTGCTCGACCTCGAACCCTGCGAGAGCCGCCTCATGGTCGGCTCGAGCCTTGAGCTGTTCGGTGGCACGCTTCTCTGCCGTGTCGGTGGCGGTCTTCTGCCCCGCCATGAAGTCCTTCTCGGCCTGCGCGAGCGAAGGGGTGCCTCCGGGCGCCATGTTCGCGCCGCCCTTGAACTTCATGCCGACCTCAGCATCGGTCGTCGGGGCGGGCATCGGCGCCGGTACCGGAGCGGACGGCTGCACCGGCTGGTTGGGGGCGGTCGCACCCTGCAGGTCGGCCATCTGCGCACCGGGTGACGGGCCCAGGAGCGAGTTCCCGGCCGACTTCACCACGTCGAGCGGGCTGCGCCCCGTGCCGGCCGGAATGCCGGTCATGTCGAGAGGCTGCGGTACTTCCTGTCCCATCGGCGCGGGCAGGCCGCCCACGTTCACGGGGCCCTGGTCCATCTCGAGCAGCGAGCCCTGGCCCGGGGGAATCGGACCCGGAGGCGTGCCCATGCCGGCCGGGCCGGGGAGCGCGCCCTTGATGGCGTCGCCGAAGAACTTGCGGGGGCCGGAGGCCTGCTCGTCGAGCACGGGCTCGCGCTGCCCGGGGTTCGTCAACATCGGCTTCTGCACGGGCTTCTCGGCATCGGCGCCCTCGGAGACCGAGAGCGTCACGCCCGCGCCGGTGCCCTTCGAAGGGCTCGTGCCGTCACCACCGACTCGCGTCGCCACGGTAGGCGTCGCGCCCTCGTCGGCGAGGTTGTCGGTGCCGACCTTCTTCGCGCGCGAAGGGGACGCACCGGTCTTCTCGCCGTCGATGGTGGCCGACTCGAAGCTGTCCTTGTCGGCGGCGTCGCTGACGCGCTTCATCCACGCCGACTCGTCGAGGTCGCCGCGGGGCACCACGACAGTGCCACCCGACTTGTCCTTGAAGCGAATGGCGTCGCCCTCGACGTCGTTCAAGCCCCCGCGGGTCTTCTCGCTCTCCTTGATGGTGGAGAGCCGACCGCTGGCCTCGGCGCGCGCCTTGACGTCGGCCCACTTCTCGTCGTCGAGCCCCGCACGCGAGACGATGCCCTTCTCGTAGGTGGGGTTGCCATCAGCATCGGTGCCGAGCGGCACGAGGACCTCGACGTAGTCGCCGAGCTTGAGCTTCTTGGTGGGGTCGGAGCGGTTGGGCATGGTGTCTCCTTACTTCGCAGGTGCTTTGCCGCTGCCCATGGAGGCGAGGCTCATGATGAAGTCACCGACGCCGCCGATGGACTTCAGGAACGTGCCGAAGTCGTCTCGGCGCTGTCCTTCGCCGCGGGCGAACTCTTTCTGGTTGAGCTCGGTGATCTTGAGGGCCTGGTCGGTCTGCATCGCCTCCATCGCCATCGCGGCCTGCCTGTCGGCCTGCTCGGCGCTCATGCCCATGTCGAGGTACTTCTGCCGGAGGTTCGCGTTGAGGCTGTCCTTCGCCAGCTGGACCTGGGCCTGAGCCTGGGCCTGACCGATGTCCTGCCCTCGGAGCCCCTGTGCCACCTGCGAGGCTGCCTGCGTCGCCTGCATCTGCTCCTGCAGGCGCAGGATGCCCATGTCGCGGGAGTTCTCCTGCCCAATCTGAGCTCGCTGGCCGGCGACCTGCCCAGCTGCAGCCGTGGCTCCCATGCCACGCTGCGACTGGGTGAGTGCCGCGGCGTCGGCGAGGTTGCGGTCGGCACCCTGCTGCATGAGGGCCTGCGCGGGCGAGGCGGTCTTGCCGGCCGCCATGTCGAGCAGTTGCTGGAGCAGGCCTTCCTGCGAACCTCGAGCTCGTTCGGCCGCGCCGACGTCGAGCGATGCGCCAGACGCGTCGGTGGTGGCGCCCTGCTGCATGAGGGCCTTCAGCTGGCCCATCTTGTCGGTGGGCCCGAAGGCGCCGGCGTTGATGGTGCGCCCCTTCGCGGCGTAGAGGTCGGGCGCGAAGAGGTCGCCACCCTGGAACGGGTTCTTGTTGCCCTTCTGCACGTTTCCAGCGGCGTTGTTGAACGGGTTGGCGTTCTTGGCAGCGAGGGTCTCGGGGCTCTCTGCCTGGGGCCCCTGAACATTGCCCTTGGGCTTCCACGACGAGGTGGCAGCGTCCCAGACGTAGTCGGGGTTCTTGGAGAAGTCCGGGTCGTAGGCGTCGTTGGGGTCTGCCATTTTCAGCCTCGCTGTGCATTCGGAAGCTTGGCGCCGCCGCGCTTCGAACCAACCCTAGCAAGAAGGCTGGTGATGGAGAAGTTGCCGCCAGCGCCGGACTCCGGGACCAGCGTGATGCGGAGCTTGTACGCCGTGTCGGTCTGCTTGACCATCTGGAAGTCACACTGCCACGGCTCGTTGACCGTCGTCCGGTCCGGCAGAACGATGCCGCTGTTCTGAAGGACCGTGAGAGGCGCCTCCATGCCGTACACCTGAAGAGTCACCTGGAGCTCCCCATAGACGCCTTTGTAGAGCGTGGTGCCACAGACACTCAGGTGCGTCACTCTCTGGAAGCGCTGCACACCTGCAAAACTGATCCACCCAGTTTCGACGGTGAGGTTATTGTTGGTGACTTGGGCAGGGTCCTCGTAGCGGAGGGTCTCAGCATCCGAAATCACCCCAGCGCTCAGCGTGTACCGAACACCGCGCGCCGAGGCCTGTGAGATGGAGAACTCGTCATCGTCTCGCTGAGTCCACTTGTTGCGCTGGTAGTCATAGATGTAGGTGAGACCGTCCGCGAGGGACGAGAACAGCACCTGCGCCTTCGACGGGTGAACGAGCACCGATTCACAGACCCCGATGATCTGCTGGGTGGTGCTACGGAGCTCGTCTCCGAGCGGCAGCCCACCCGCCCCCTTCGCCGTCGCGAGCCCACGAGAGAGCAGCCGGGGACCTGCATTCGTGACGTACCACACGCCGTCGTCGACCTCGGCGATGAAGGGCGTGTCGAAGCGGATGCCCTCGGCGGCCTGAATTCGAGCCGGCGCGGTGTAGCCATTCTGGGTCCAGGCCCTGTTAGGCCCCTGCCCGAAGACCACTGCGACGCCGTTCTCGGCGAAGAGCGTCAGTTTGTCGTCGATGCTCGAGGCCGCCGCGACGCGACCGGTGATTTCAGGTACCAGCCCGAAGCCGGAGGCGCGATTGAACTCGGCCGGGAAGTCGTCGTCTCGCTCCTTCGAGTAGAAGAAGCCACGCCCGTACTCACCGCCGACCGCGACGAGACGGTTCTGATGCACGGTGAACTGCTTCACGCCGGGGAGCCCGTTGTTCGACTGCGTGCCTGCGAACGTGAGCACGCCACCGGTGTAGAGGAGCTCGCATTTCGCGAGGTCGGCATCGGTGAGCGGGGTCTCCCCGAGCGGGAGGTCTCGGTAGAAGACCGCGCCATCGACCTGCGTGCGATATGGGATGGTCTGAACGCCCGACTTGAGCGACGCCGTCAACGCCCTCACGACGGCGGTATACGTCTGGTTGCCGACCGTCGTGGTGAACACCGTGGGTTTGCTCGGTGCGCTCTGCCACCGATTGCCCTGTCCGTCGTACCACTCGTAGACGAAGACGATGGCGTAGACGCCGATCCCGAGGTCGACGCTGGCTGCCAAGGACACGCTGACAATCTCCGGCGCGTAGGTGAAGCCCTCCTCGAAGACGTCCTGCCCGTCGTACACGAGCGGCGTGCCGCCGGCCATGTACGTCAGGTCGGCGAACTCGACGTGGCCCAGCTTGTCGTCGTAGGCGACCGTGTTCCGCTGAATGTGCGTGGGGTTCTGCCCGAGGTCGGTGACATTCGTGATGTTCGGGGTGAACTTCGCACACCAGACATAGGCCGCGAGCGAGTTCGACCCCGGCACGAGAATCGAGGTTCCGACGCGCCCGATGAAGAACGTCGAGCCGCTCCAGTGCTCCTGGTTGCCGGCGTCGAAGACGCGCAGGACGCTGAAGCTCGCGGGCTCTGCATTCCGCCCCCCCACAGCCTGCGAGAGCGGTCGAGCGATGTCCATCACCTGGAAGGTGTTCCGGTTCTCGGTCGTGTTCAACGACTGATACTGCACGGGCAACCAGAGCCCCTGCGAGAGTGTGCCTTCGTACGAAATGCCGCCAACAGCGATGGGCTGCCCCATGACGATGTGGTCTCTCAGGATAGTGGCGCTGAGTGCGATGGTGCCGGGCGAAGCCGTGGTGGTGTTGTAGATGATGGACGTGATGAACGTGCCGTTGGCGTCCGAGGCGTCGACCAGCACCGGCCACGTCGTCGGGCTCCCGGTGTAGTCCTTCATCGGGAAGAAGCGGTTGAGGTTGCCACCGGCAAGGGCTGTCGCGCCCGCGGGGATCGCCGCGCCAGCAGTGGTGATGCCGCTCCAGCGCGCGGTCGCCAGCGACGCGGCGTAGGAGTAGAACGCCACGAAGCCAGTGCCGAAGCCCGTGCCACCCGAGTTCATGTAGGCGTTGCCGATGTGTCTCGTCGGGTTGACCGCGAAATACTGAGAGAACGCGAGCGCGGTCGGCGCGGCCTGCGTGAAGATGAGGTGCCCCAGCTGGAGCGCCACGTTGTCGACGGCGCTCACGCAGTAGCTGGTGGGAGAGAGCGCGATGTCGAACCACTCGGTGTCGTTTCCCACGCTGCCGGGGAGCAGCGTCAGAGACTCGCTGACGGCCTGGGTTGCGGCGGGGTCGATGAAGAGGTACCCGATGCGGTTGAACCCGCCCTGTCCGATGGCGAAGATGCGGAACTGCCCACCGAAGGCCACGACTCGAGGCTCGATGACGAACCCGGCCGAGTCACGAATACGCCCGCGGCCCACGAGCGCGTCGCTCATCTTGTGGCGAATCTGCCAGCTGACCTGTGCGTTCGGCGCGGCGCCGGTGCCGTAGAGCTCGCACCAGACCGTGCACGTGTAGTCGCCAAGCTGCGCGGCATCCATGCCGTAGGTTCCTGCACCAGGCTCGTTGTCGCGGCTCCAGTCATCAGCCTGCGAGCCCTGCGCATCAACGATGCTCGAGACGCCCGCGCGCATGCAGCGCAGCCGGTCACGCTTCGCGTTGTTCTTGCCTGCCGCGAGCGCGAAGCTGCCTCCGACCTGCTGTCGGTAGATGCCCTTGTACGTCTCGAGCAGAATCTCGTCCTTGTGCTTCAGCAGCCGGCGCAGGGTCGGGTTCGTGTCGTCGGGTGCCGCCTCCCCCGCCATCGACGTGACGGGCAGGTTGGTCAACCCGTCGACGACTCGAATGTTGCTGCGGTCGCCGAACTCGCCATTGGTGACCTTCAGGAACTCAGGCGGCTGAATGAGCGCCTGGTCGCTCGAGCCGTCCTGCCCCTCGGTGAGGGGGATGGGGATGTCTTGGAAGTTGAGAGCCATCAGAACACCCAGAGAGTGACGGTGACGGTAGCCGAGGGCTGAATGTAGAGGAAGGTCGAAGCGTCGGAACCGTCGGCCTGGTCCCAGAGGTTCGCGTTCGCGTTGCGACGGAGCACGATGTAGCCCTGGGGCCGGCGCGCGAGCCCATGCGTGACGCGGTTGAACGAGCCACTCGTGAGCGTCACCGTGATGATGCGCCCCTCGAGCAGTTGGTTCGCGACGAGAGCGTCGGTGACGACCTTGATGCGGTCCTGCACCCGGTTGAGCGCCTCGTCTTCGACCTGAACCTTCGCGAACCTGGGCAGCGTCACGGGAGCCACCGACGCCAATCAGATGCCATGACCTGGTCGACGTCGACAGCGTGGGACGGCGCCGAGAGGTCTCGCCGGTCGGCGAGGTCCTTGAGCTCTGCTTCCATCTTCTCGAGCTCGAAGCGCAAGTCGCGCGTGTCGGACTCCTGCTTCATCTTCATCTGAATCGCGGTGTAGAGCACCACGTAGCGCTCCCACCCGTTGGGGAAGTCGACCGTGTCGGTGGTGAGCACCAGCACCGTCGCGATGGGCGCGTACCAGATGACCCCCGTCATGCCGGCGGTCGGCGCCGGCTGGAGCATCAGGTTGCTGCCCGACAGCTTGAACCGGGTGGTGTACCCGAGCCCGTCGTTGATGGAGTTCTTGTAGACGTTCCGCATGCCCCGTGGGAACGGCTGCAGGGTCACGACCGTGCCGTCGCTCGAGTTCAGGTCCACCCCGAGGAGCTTGTAGAACCCGACCGGGAGCGCGACGGTGTCGGCCCCCGTCGAGGTGAAGTTGCTGCTCGAGACGACGTAGTCGGAGGCGTAGGCCTCGACCAGCTTCTCATGCAGGCGCTGCACGCCCTCGTTGATCCACGCGTCGATTCCCGTCGCCGAGTCTGGAACGAACCCGGCGACGGGCATGTCGGCGCGCTCTCGCGCCCTGGTACGGAGCGTTGCGAGCGTGACAGCGGTCATGGCTTACCGTCCGGCGCGGGGGCGGGTGCGGGAGTTCTGGAACGTGGCCTTGAACGTCAGCTGCTGCGTGGCCGACAGGTTGATGAGCAGCGGGGCCGCATCGTTCTCGGTGATGAAGACCTCGACGCGGGTCACCTGCACCGTGCGCCCGCCGACCGTGACGGTCGTGTTGAACGGCTGGAGCGCGTTGACGACGCGACCGCTGGCGTCGACCGGCGTGGTGGTGCCCGTGATGCCGGGGAGCACCATGGCGCTGAAGTCGAGCATGCGCTCGAACCGGCCGGTGAAGTTGATGTTGTACCGCCCGGTCGCGACCCACGTGATGGACGTGATGCCGAGGCCACGAAGCGTGGTCGGGTCGGCACCTGCGTTGCCGATGAACGAGCCGTCGATGATGACCTGCCCGCGGGCGAGGGCCTTGATGGGAGCGTAGTTGCGAGATGCCATGGTGTTGTTCTCCTGAGACGAGGGTGAAGGAGGGTCGGCCTACAGCACCGACCCTCCCTCAGATGGCTTAGCTCGAAGGCATCGTCACGACGGCGTTGAAGCCCGGCGCGGTGGTGCCGAGGTTCGCGTAGTAGCCCATGCGGCCCTCGTACGCGTCGTCGTCGGTGAGTCGAAGCATCGGCAGACCGTCGAGCTCGAGCATCTTGGGCGCGGCGCCCAGCGAGTAGAGCTTCCAGTACCGCATGTCGAGCACGTACCCCGTGCCGGCCGGGCAGTCCTGGTCCAGGTACATCGAGACCGGACCCTTGGGGCCGTTGATCTGGATGGTCTGGAAGCCGACCTGACCGGTGCCCTCGTACTTCGTCACGGCCTTGGTGCCGAGCGAGTTGAGGACCGACTGGTAGTCGGTGTGGTTCACGACGAAGTCGCGCGGGCGGGCGCCGTTGCGGTCGCACTCCATGACCGCGTACAGCGCGCCTTCCTCGGGCAGGAAGCTCGAGATGTCGAGCGGAATGCCGGCGAGGCGGGTGCGATCGATGGAGCGGTCGACGTCGAGGAAGTTCTCGAGCGCGGCGGGGTCCGTGACGGGCAGCCAGTCGGCGAGGCCGAGGGCCTTGTTGCCCGAGCCACTGTTGTTCGCGTTGTCGCCGGAGACCGACAGGAAGTCGTTCGGCGCCCAGTTCGTGCCACCGAACGTTCCGTCGGCGAAGGTGAGGACGCCCGTGGAGCGGTTCACCTTGGTGATGGTGGCCGTCGCGGGGGTGCTGCGGTTCGCACCGACCGACGTGGACGAGGCCACGAGGATCATGCCGACCTCGAACGACGTGACGTCAGCCACGTTGCTCAGGGTGATGGTCGCCGGAGGGCCAGCGGCCACCGAGCCGATGGCGCCGATGTTGCCCGAGCGGCCGCGGAACAGGTTGACCGCGAGGTCCTTGCTGATGTTGTTGATCGAACCCTTGATCTCGTCATCGAGGGTGCGGACCAGCGAGCCCACATCGTTGCGCGCGGCCTCGATGGCCTCGCCTTCGATGCGGAACACCTGGTAGTTCTTCGAGCGGGTGAGGCTGAAGCGCCGGTACTGGGGCGCGCTCGCGCGGGACTGAGCGGACGAGAGCGTCACACCACGACCCTGACCGTCGCCGATGCGGACGACGAGCTTGATGTCGGTGCCGACGAAGGACTCATCCTTCGTGACGCGGCTGAGGAACGGGTGGTCCGGGTAGACCTCGTTCTCGACGCGGTTCTGCGGCCAGAGGTTCTTCAGGACGGTCGCGATGTTCGCTACGGTGGTAGTTGCCATGGTGAGTCACCTTGTGTGGCGGTGACTCACATGGAGTCACCAGCCGTTGAGCTTTCGGAGGAGGGCCGCCGCAGCGGACTGGTACTCCGAATCGTTTTTCGGGGCCGCCCCGCCCGATGCGGGAGCAGCAAGACTGGTCGACGAAAGCGTCGTCTGGCCGGTGTCCACTTCGCCCCGAGGCTTCACAGGTGCCTCAGCTTCTGGCTTGACGCTATGCGTCGCAGAAACTGAAGTCAAGCCGTACCGGTCGGCCAAGCGCTGTTTTTCCTTGACGTGCTTCTCCTCGACGTGCGCGAGCGCGAGCTCCATGTTGGCCTCGATGGTGTCCGCTGGGTATTTCCCGCCAGTCTTCTCGGCGAAGTCGAGGAGCACGTCGATCGCCTCATTCACCGCTTCTTCGCCGAAGCGTGACACGAGCGGGAACTTCTCGGCGTTCAGCATCTTGAGCCCCTGCTGCACGAGACCGGCGCGCGCCTTGCCGACCTTCTCCTCGTTGCGCTCCTTCTCGAGTTGCGCCAGCTTCATCTGGAGCTCCTTGACGATGCCATCGGGCTCGTCCTTAGGCTCCTCGACCTTCGCGGCGCCCTTGGGCTGGTTCTGAAGCACGCGGTCGACGACGTCCTCGTACTTGAAGCCGCCGGCTTCGAGGTACGCGAGGGGGTCTCGAGCTGCCAGCGAGCGAGAGAGCTTCTGCGGGTCGACGACGCGCGAAATCTCCTCGAACGGCTTGACCTTGTCCTCGCGCTCGCGCAGCGCCTTGTTCTGCGCGGCGATCTTCTCGAGCGACAGGCGAATCGTGGGGCTGGGCGCGTCTTCGGGTTTGATTTCCGGCTTCGCCGGCTCGGTCTTCTCAGGCGCGGGCTGGGTACCACTCAGCTGCTTGACTGCGTCGTTCTGGTATTCAGCGGCAGACTTCACGGGGGCCGGAGCAGCGGGAGCGGGGGCTGCGTTGTTTTCGACGGTCATTCAGTTCCTCATGCGACGACGGGTGGTACTGCGGGTGTAGAGGCCTGGGGCTGCACGTTCACGGTGTTCTGCACGTTCCCGCCGCCGGTAGGCGCGGCCTTCGGCGGGCCGCCTCCGAGCGCGTCGGCCGGCAGACCGGCCTGCATCGCCGACGTCGCGGCCATGCGGCTGGTGAGCTCGTTGGTCGCGGCGTCGATGTAGTCGCGCATCATCTGGAGGCGCTCTTCGTCGGCACCGTGGTGCTTGGCGTAGAGGTACGACGACGTGCCTCGGCTGACGATGAGCGAGACGTCCTGGTACTTCTCGATGGGCGGCATCTCGGGCTTGTTCTCGTCGAGGATCATCGAGATGCAAGCATCGACGTCATCGAGAACGGCGTTCGCGAGGTTCTGCTCGGCCTCGATGTCGGGGAACTCGAGCAGGCGCTTCGCGGTCGCCATGTCGATGAAGTTACCCGCGAGGAGTTCCTGCACACGCTGGAGGCGTGCGCCGGGCTGGCTCGGGAGGCTCGAGACCGGGAACATCTGGATGATGGCCTCGTCGTCGTCGAGCGCGATGTCCTTCCACTTCAGGACCTTGATGAACTGCTTGCCGGGCATCCGCACCGAGTGGTTCGGCGCGAACTTGTTCACCAGCTTCATCGAGAGGTACGTGAAGTCGAGATAGAACGTCTCGTCGGCCTGCGCGTCGAGGGCGAAGCGCTCGCTCTCGATGTCGTTGAACTCCCGCAGCGCCACCGCGGCGTCGAGGCCACTTGGCTTCTTCGCGGCGACGCTGAGCTCGCTGAGGCCGACCTCCTGGAACCCCTTCTGGTACAGGCGGTCCATCTGGGCGAACTCTTCGCCGGCCACGGCGTTCTGGTTGTCCACCATGATGACCGAGCTCGGCGGCCCCTTGGTCTTCACGACCGGGCTGAAGCTGTTGTCGATGGCGTTCTCGTCGATGGTGCCGGCCTGCGCGAAGATGCGGCCGCGGCCGCGTCGCCGCAGCTGCTCGCTCACGGAGCGAACGAGCCTATTCAACTCCGTTTGAATACCGGTGAGGATCTCGGCGATGCCCTGGCCCCAGAAGCCCTGGAGGCGCGGGCGGTAGCGGCGGAAGACGAACGGGAAGCAGTCGAGCTCCCACTTCTCGCTCAGGAGCACCCCGCCCCCGCGCACCACGATGACGTGCTTGCCGTCCTTCGCACCCTCGCCAGAGGGCAGGTGCCATCCTTCCCACACCTCGATGCGCGAGGCGATGCCATTGCTCGGCTTGTCGGGCTGGTCGGCGTCGGCCTGCTCGATGACCGTCTGGGCCTTGGGGAAGCGCTCGATGAGCACGTCGCGGTCGACGAGGAAGCGCTGGAACAGCTGGCGAGGCTTCCCATAGATGCCATCGGCGTCGTCGACGTAGATGTCGTCGATGAACGCAGGCTCGCAGTGCACTTCCTTCTCGTCGTTCACCCACACCTTCAGGGCGCCCGTGCCGAAGGTGTACGCCGCGAGGCGCACCATCTTCGCCTTGTCGTGAATCTTCGTTTCGTAAAACAGACCCTGCGTCCAGAGGTTCGCGCGACGGGCACGCTGCTGCGCCGGCCAACTGCCGCCGTTCGTCTGGAAGCTCGGGCGGGGGCGCTGCTTGCCGATCTTCGAGCCGAGGGTCTCGATGCACGTCGCGATGATGTTGAACGCGATGCGGTTGGGGATGACGCCGGCCGTGATGGGGCTCCGGGCGTAGTCTCGAGCGCCGAAGCTGATGATGTCGACGTTGCCGTACTGCCGCGCGTGCACGAGGTTCAGCTGGTGCCGCTGCATGGACTGCTGCTTGAGCGAGTCGGTGATGTTGTTGACCGACTTGCCGATGGAGGCGTCGTCGAGCTTCCACCAACGACCCTGGGGTGCACCAGCCTGGTCGGCGGGGCTCTCACCGGACTTCCAGCCCTCCTTCATGTTGCGGTAGTCCATCGGCATCACAACCCCCGTCGCTGAAGTTCGGCGCTCACCTCAGCATGAATCTTCTCGTCGGTGAAATCGCGCTTCTTGTCTTCGAGGTCGAGGTTTCGCGCGTAGCGCGCTGCGACCGCATGCAGGTCGAGGTTCCTGTTCGGCCCCTGGGAGCAGTGCCGAATCGCGGCGTCCACCGCTTTTGGTACCAGAACCTCGAGCTTCTGGGTGCGCCTCGTGGCTTTGAGTCCACGACGGCTGAGGAAGAGCGCGGCGCCGGAGAAGAGCAGCGCGAGCCCGGCGAAGATGTCGTTGAGAAGGTCCATGTCAGCGCTCCACCACTTGAATCGTTGCGTCACCGATGGCCGGTGCCGTTGTCCCTGTGCCACCGATGAAAATCCACGTCAGGCACGAGCCGTTGTAGAGGCGCGGGCTAATTTCGGGCGTGAACACGATGGGCGTGTTGGCGACGCCGACGCCGATGGTGGCGATGGGCCGGTACAGCAGGAACGTCACGCTGCCCGTGACGAGCGACGTGCCCAGCGTCACGTTGCCGAGCACCTTGATGCCTCGGTCGCCCGCCGCGAGGTTGAACCGCGTGTTGTTGCCGATGACGGGCGTCGCCGGAATCATGAAGCCGACTTGGTTGAACAGCGTCGCCGTCCGGTTGCCCACGCCGTCGCTGTTCTCGTAGTTCGCCGTCGAGTTGTTGATGACGGCGGCGTTGGTGTTGGCGGCGGTGCTGTAGATGCTGAGCCTCACGCCTTCGCCGTTGCTCGTGCCGTTGACGTCTCGGGCCGGAAGCACGCCAGCGTCCGCCACCTGCACCGTCGTTGTCGTCACGACGTGGCCCGTCGAGTACCAGAGCACGTCAACCAACTGGTACGGGCCGACGGCCTGCGCCGTGAGTGTGGCCGACTTGAGGTAGAGGCTGCCGCTGCTGGCGTTGGTGAACAGCGGAACGCCGAGCGACAGCGCGCCGCCACTGCCCGCCGTGCCGACGACGCTGCAGTTGGTGGTGATGCCGTTGAGGCCGGGCGTGCCGAGGCTGTACGCGCCGGGGTAGCCCGTGTCCTTGCCGCCCCAGTAGCCGTACGTCGCCGCGTCCGTCGCCGTGGCCGTCTTGGACCAGATGTACTCTCGGCCCGTGATGACGGGCGCGCCGTTGCTCGTCTTCGCCACGCCGCCAGCCGTCGAGACGTTCACCTGCCCGTCGTTGCCGACCGTCCCGCACTCGCCCGCGTTGAGCGACATGATGGCCTGCCGCAAGCTGAGCGAGCCCGCCGTCTTGACGTACTGGATGGTGACGGTCTGGCTGGCCGTGCCCTTGTTGCACGCCTTGATGAACGACGGGGAGCGCGTCGTGGTGCCCGCACTCGGAGCCGCGAGGATGGTCGACGTCGTGGCTGTGGTGAAGTTCGTCACCTGCTCGCCGCTGCCGATGTTCGCGCCGCTGCTGGTGGTGAACTCGACGTAGTTGACGGTGACGTCGGTCGCGGCCGTGCTCGTCGTCGTGGCCGTGAGTGACTCGTCGGTC